ACTTATGTAAGGACTATCTGGTATTATCATGCTGAAGTTGATGGCAAGAGAATTGTTGTGCAAGGTGATGAAACTTGGGATGGTGCAGATTACTGCATTTACAATTATGATGAAAATTGTCGTTATGGCGTAGGAGAAGAGTTAGAAGATGAAGAATATGATGAGCTTTATGAGGAGCTTTCAGAAGCTGGTTTATTCTCTCAGGGTGTTGAGAAAGGTTGGGATGTTCCTTTAACTTATGATGAAAATGAGTAATGGGTAAAACTCCAGACAATTTCTTCAGGCAAACTAAGCCTGTCACAAATCAAGAAGAGTTTGTTCGTCTTGAGCATGATGGTCTTAGCTATTACTTGGATAGAGAATGCACGATCCGTCATCGTGAAGGTGGACCTGCAAGAATCTTCCATAATGGTTGCCAAGAGTTCTGGAATAATGGAGTCTTACACCACACAAAAGGTGCTGCTGTTATTACTCCTATGGGGAAAAGAGTTTATTATTTATTTGGCCGTAGACTCTCATTCGAACAATGGATGCAAGCCAAGTTGAGGTACAATCTTGACAAAGAGTCTAAAAATGGTGTAATTAAAGTACATGAAAATTACGGGGAAACAAGAAGTACAGATTGAAATATCTAAAATACAACGGCACATGCTTGCTGTTGACTATATATCAGAGGTCTTTGAATGGGATTCAGACTATTTCATTGAAGATGGTTGGGTAATCAAAAGAGAAATTGCCCACACCTCTCATAGTTTTGAGATGAATAACAAAGTACGGGAAGCAACCAAACAGGATTATGCCTTGTACGATATGTTTAAAACTCTCAAGAAACAGGTCTTCTAAAAAAGTTCCAAGTTTGAGCAGTTTGGCCAAATATAAGGGTACGGATCTAATTTAAATTAAAATTAAATCTAATTAAACATTTAAAATATTGTTATTATCTTTCACGTTGAAGGAATAACTAAAATTAATTTCTGTGTTTCCATCAAGCGGAGTGTCTTCTGAGACAGACAGTAACGAACAATTTGAAAAGAGGTATTCTGAAAAGTTTGCCTCATCACTAGTATTTAATTCTATTTTTAAAGATCCCTTGTCGAGTACAAGACTTGACAGATCGATTTCTTTTAATTGATTTTTTAATATTGACACATCAATAGTACCATTGACGTTTGGATTAGGGTACCTGTACTGAGGAGTTCTACTTCCTATTCTAGTGATTGGAGTTCTTTCCATTCCGACTGAAATGTCTATAGATTGTATAATGAAAGTATCGGTACTTACTCCTTCGTCGTAAGAAATGCTTTTTAAAAAGATTTTACTTGGTCTGAGAGCGTCTCCAAAATTTGATGCTGAGATCGATTGAGTGAGACTAATTGCTTGAGACTCTGAATAAGTGATTTCGTCGGCTTCGTATTTTAGTTTTCCAACTGCTGGCTCTTTAGTTGAAAACTTTAAAGAGTAATCTGTTAGGTAAGCTCCGTTGATGGTGGTTGTACCAATAAGATCTTTGATGGTGAAATTAAATTTCTCTGTAGATAAGAAACCGTCATCTGTGTTCTTGAAGAACGGATCATTAGACTTCTGGTCGTCCAGAATAAAATCTATATTTAAATTCGTTGTCTGATTAGAATTTAGAATCCTGTCCTGTGTACCAAATTTGCCAAGCTGCGTCAACTCTGTAAAGTCTTTGGAGGTATCAAAGCTTAGGTTTTGAATACCATCAAGGATAGAAGGATGACTAGAGCTTGTTGCGTTCTTACAGAAAACTTGCGTGTACGCAGAGTGATTTGGCCTCTTAGCAATGGTTGGCATAAAAAAAATTACACTTTTTTCTAAAAAGGGGTTGACTCGATTAAAAATCTGTTTAAAGTGGGGACATGCAAATCAACAAAGCATTTGAAGATTGTATCGGGCAGACAAGCGTTAAGAGAACTCTTAGCGTGTACATCAAGTCTTATAAAGAGACTGGTCGTTTGCCATTCCTCAACCTCACTACCCAAAAGGGTGGCGGCAAGACTTTCTTTGTACGTAAGTTCAGGGAAGCCCTTGAACGTCCAGATGGTACCCGTCCTCCTATGTTGGAAGTGAATGGATCGACAATCAGGAACGCTCGTTCGTTCTTCGATCAAGTCTTTCCTGTTTGGCAAGAACATAAAGCGTTTTTGTTTATTGATGAGGGACACAACCTTCCAAAAGATTTGCAGGAAGTTTTCTTGACAGCTCTCAACGTGGACAAAGATCCTGTCCGTACCGTTAGCTTCGATGGTGAGTCTTATGTCTTTGACTTCAATCAAATGTCATTGTGCATGGCTACAACCAACCAAGAAAAACTTTGCGAACCTCTTCGGGATCGCTTGGAGGATATTTCTTTCCAAGAGTACGATGAAGAAGAACTCTTCGAAGTCTATCAAAACAATCTTGAGTGTAAGGTCGATCTTGATCAGTCAATTAAACAAGATATTATTTCAGTCTTTCGCGGCAATCCTAGGGATGCAGTCAAGAAAGCTCAGAGTACAAAGACTTACGCTGCTGCTGCCAATGCTCGCAAGATCACACAAAAAGTTTGGGGTGATCTCTGTTCAGCAATGTCAATCAATCCCAACGGCCTGTCTCACTCAGAAATTCAGATTGTCAAGGCTTTAGCTCAGAGGGGAGAAATGAGTTTGAATGGGTTGGCTTCAGTTACTGGTTTCCAGAGGGCTGCAATCCAGAGAGACTATGAGCAGTTGCTGGTCAAGAAGAATCTCATGAAGATTGATGGTAAAAGGATCTTGACACAGAAGGGCAAGAAGATGGCTCTTGAGATGAAGTTCATCTAAGGTGGAGATTATCTAGAACCCAAGGTACGACAAGATTCTCAACGCATCTAACATAGGCTTCCTCATCGTTCTGTTCCATGAATGCAATTCCACTCATTTCAAAAATCATGTGGGTTACTTCATGGAGCAGTGTCCACCAATGCTGGTCTGGATCTTTCAGGCACTTGGTAGATAGTACGATTTGTTTTTTGTCAAGACTGCAACTACCCCATTCTTCAACATCCTCATATTTTATTGCTATTTTTTGATTAAGGATATTGACACTTGACAGCCTCTTCATCATAATAATTTACACCTGATAGACATGACAGTAGAAGAAAAATTAAAATTACTCGATACCGTAAGGAGAGAAATGAAAGAGTTGGACGATCAAAAGAGATCTTTGTTTAGGATGGTTAGGGATAAGATGGATCTACCAGCAAAGTACAACAATGATCTTTGGGATTATACAGTATGTGGGCTACAGTTCCTTAAGTATGACATCCGAATGGCTCTTGAAGAAGAGGAGAAAAAAAGACAAAAAGACTCTTGACCCCGAATTTAAATTCATTTAAAAACACGCCGATGAACATATTTTGTTTAGACCAAGACCCTGAGATTGCAGCACGACAGCACTGCGACAAGCACTGTGTCAAGATGATCCTTGAGTGTAATCAATTGCTCTGCACCACATTCTGGATGCAAGACATTGAAGCACCATACCGCAAGACTCATTACAATCACCCTTCTGCAATTTGGGCTAGAGAGTCAAGAGGAAACTTCGAGTGGCTTGTCCAACACGCAGCCGCACTACTCAACGAGTACACAAGCAGGTATGGCAAACGCCATAAAAGTACAGATGCTTTTATTTGGGTACTGGAGAACAAGCACCGCTTGCACTTCGATAAGGAAGAGCAGACTGAGTTTGCTGTAGCCATTGCTCAAGATCAGAAATGCCGTCAAGCACCTAACTTCGAGTCTTTGTCTGTTGTGGAGAAGTACAGAGAATATTATTGCTATGACAAATCATATATGGCAAAGTGGCAGTACAGCGAAACCCCAGAATGGTACGAGGCTAAATGACAAAATTTAATTGGTTTCTTATTGGCCTATTGATTGGAGAGCTTCTGATATGGTTTGGCTGGATGATGAGAGTACATTTTAATTTACCATGATTGAAAAATTTGAAGAGTTTTTTATTTTTATCGGGGCTATCCTGATTGGCGTACCACTTGGTTTTTTTATTGGTATTATTTGCTGGTTTAAATTTCCCTTGCAAGTCTATGTACAGGCAAGGGCGCAACTAGCTCTTAGGAGAATAGAAAAAGCCAAGGCTGCTATCAGGAAGATGGAAGAACAAGACCAAGATATTTGGGAAAGACATATTAACAGAATGGAAGAAAAAAAATCTTATGACAATTGAACAAGTGATAACAATGTTAGAGGAGACTACCAATGGACTTAAAGATACATTGCGTAGAAAAAGCTCCGACTACACAGGTGGTGAAGGAAGTCAAGACCCTTTTGCCAACTTTAAAGCTACTGAAGTTCTTGACGTTGACCCAGTAATTGGGGTAATGATTCGTATCATGGATAAGATCCAAAGGGTACGGTCATTCGCTAATGATGGAGAGCTGAAGGTATCGAATGAAAGTGTTTATGATGCTTTTGATGATATGATCGGTTATACAATCTTGGCAAAAGCTATGGTCAAGGAAAAAAGAGGTTTAGCACTTGACAAACAAATTAGAGGAGAAGCTCAGTGAATTACAACAAAGCTATAGTGAAGGACGGGTGCATCAAGATCGATGATGTTGATTCTACCCAATGGGATCTTGTCAAGAACTTATATTTTGAAATGGACATTGCTTGCAGAAAGTTTTGGGCCAAGAGGAATATGCCCTATCCATCAGGCAGTTGGCATGAAGCAAAGAAGCGTCGATTAGATCGGGAAGAAAAAAATGCAAAAAAGGCATAAAAAAGTATTGACCCAAATTCAAATCAATATTAGACTACGTACATGGAACACAAGATTGCACTAGAAATTGACGGCAAGCGTTTCGAGGCTGAAGACATTACAGTCATCGATGCCCTTCAAAACATACTTGTACAAGCAGGCGTTTTGGATGACGGTGACATCTTGGAAGTTCTTGAGCGTGATCAGGATTATATTCTTCACATGTACTAAAA